CCGCCTATAAAAGGGTGAGTGTTAAGTTCTCCAAATTTTTTACCAAATGCTATCAGCTGTTCTTCGTTTATCTTTTGATCTCTAAAAAATAATACTTTGTGGTCTAACAAAGCTGAGCGTATACTAGACACTTGCTTTTCTTCTAGGTCTTTAGTTAAATCAAAGCCAGATACTTCTGCGCCAACACTACCTGAGACAGGATAAATTTCCATAGTATTAACCATGTCTCTTTGCGTCAATTATTTTTCTAGAATCAGATTCTAAATCTTTAAGCCAATCTAAATTTCCACCATCGTTTACTAGGCCGTCTGGGTTAGTTGGAATCCCGTAAGCAAAGAATTGCAAGAAAGCATATCTTTCTCCTGCAGTTACTGGTGTGACTTCGTGTGTCCCTATATAGTTAGACGGGTATAGGACAACGCTTCCAGCCTTTGGGGCATAATCTAAATCAGCGTATTTAAATTTTATATGACCGCCACTAAAAGACCCATCTTCAACTTCTGATTCATTATCTACGCAATCGTTTAAATATAATGCTGCGCTTATTACGTTATGAAATGGCATTGTTACCTTAGGAAGTTCAGTGAAATCAAACTGAACCCTATTGTCACAATGTGGGCCTATCATTTTTCCTTCTGTGTAACCAGCTATATGACCGTGCCCTCTCCACCAGATGGTACTAGCTGCCTCTGTGTATATCGAGCAATACTGAACTAAGCACTTGTAGGTAGCATCTGCGCATGCTTTTACGAAATCTGTATATTCTGGTTTAGGCTTTCTGCCAGAGTGGGAACCAACAGTATCAGTAAATCTATCCGGTGCAGTTTCCAAAGAGTTTAAGTTAAATTTAAATCCTGATCTATTGACTGCATGGCTGCCCTCCTCTGTTGTAACTTTTTGGAAAACTGATTCATCGTTTTCTCTTAGCCAATTTATGTATTCTTTTATAAAAGATTTATCTATATCCAAGGCGTTATCAAAGACGACGACACCATGTTTATGGTCTTTATATTCCATTATTGTAAATTCCTCTTTGATCTGTATCTATCATATTAGCTAGCTTATTATATAATTTGTATGACTTCTTAATTTTTTTTAAATAAAATTTGTTAGTTATTAAGTACGCCTTTACATCTTGATTAACCGTACTTCTATAGTTAATATTGTCAACTCTTGGATGTGTTTTTTCAATCGTTGCAAAAGGTAAATTGTATTTTTTAGAAAAATACTTTAATATATAATTATTTGTTTCATTTTTACTTAAATAATCTTGATACATACTTAGAACTTGCTCAAAGCTTATAAAATAAATTTTGTCATAATTTTTTATATTAAATTCAAAGTATCTATTGTAGAATTTAACTGCACTTTTTATTATTTGTTTGTTTATTTTATTTTTACTTTCGAATAAATCTTTATTTATTTCGTTATCAGAGATAGATCTACTTATAAAAGAACAAAGAGTGTCGTGAGGCTCTCTTAAGGTACTGACCACTATCTCCCCTTTTTTAATCTTTTCTTCAGTGAAAGCCACTACGTGTACCATTGCATCTGGCATTATCAGCGTGGGAAATACTTCAAGAAAGATTGCTCTTAGAGATGTATTGCCTTGTCTTGGAAAGCTGTCTATATGGAATATATATTTGCTATTTCCATTTTCTCTTCTTAGAGTATAGTGAGATTTTGTTTTCTTTGCTAGTTGTAAGTTTTCTACCCATTTATTGTTTTTTATATTATAGCTCCAATGCCCTGCATCTGGCGTATTTTTTTGAAACAAAGATATAAAAATTCTTACTTTAAGAATAATATTTTGTATACCAAATATATTTATGGCTTTATATATTGTTCTTACAATATACTGTCTGCTAATTTTTTTTTGCTTGGTTTGGTTAGTAGCTTGATCTTGTAATGGAAAGTTGCTCTGAGTGCTCATCGTAGCCTTTCGAAATTAAATACTCTTTAAAGTCTTTTGCCAAGCTTGGCATATAGAGATTGGTGTCATGGATCGCTGACTCTGGATTCTTTATTGGATCAGTCACGCTTTCATGCACAGCTGGGTTAGGCGTACCTTGACTATACCAACCAAGATAACTATATCTTTTGCCTTCTGTTACTTTTCTTACTTCATGAGCTGCCATATAGTTAGACGGAAACATAAGTATGTCTCCTCTCTTCGGTTTGTATTCTATATCAAAATAATTAAAATAGTGACTACCGCCAACAAAATTGGAACCATTTAATTCATCTACAGAGTCAACGCTATCATTTAAATAGATTAAATTTGTTATTATATTTCTCAAAGCAAGTTGATCAGTAGGTTCTAGGATCCCATATATATAATCAGCACTTATATCGGAATGAGAACCAAGGTAAACATCCTTATTGTATTCAAGAAAATGGCCCTTTACTTTCCACCAAACACACTTATAGGCTAATGGAAATATTTCTAAGTACTTCAATAAATACTTGTCTTTAGTCTCTTCCATGAATTTAAGCCATTGCATAATTTCTGGATCTTTATTATAGTGAGCAGCGGATGCCCTTCTTGGCATCAAGTTTATGCTATCTTTACCGTAAAAGTACCCACTCTTATTAACAAAAATTTCTTCGTTTGTTTCTGGGTCGATCCCTGGCACGTACATATCAGACCATTCTGATTCGACCAAAGAAGCAGTAGTTTGGATAGCCCAATCCCAATCTAGGTCTATAGCACCGGGAAAAAGAATAACACCATTGGTAAGATTTACTGCTTCTACATTATTGTTTATCATAATTGAACCTTTGCTTTATCTACTTCTTGTGTCGTTTTGTCGCTTGTATTGATTCGGTTAGTCGGCCTATATAGCTCTGAGTTATCTTCTTCCGAACCTTTGTATTTACTATCAAGATAAGATATATAATCATTAAACAGCTCAGGTATCCAAACCTGTCCGCTGTCTATTATATCACTCTTGTCTCTTATGTTGATACCTCTATCTATGTCAGATGAACCTTGGGCAAAGTAGCCTACATATCCGTATCTTGATCCTTCAGTGCATGGCTCGACCTCATGTGTTGCCAAATAGTTTGAAGGAAACATTATTATATCACCAGCTTTAGGTGAATACCTAACATTCGCATATGGGAAAACTATGTCTCCACCAGAGTATTGGTGCTTGCTTACATCCGGGTTTGATTCAACTGAATCATTAAAATAAATAATAGCGCCGCAAACGTTTCTAATAGCGAGCTGTTGGTCAGGGACAAAACCTGGTTTATAGTTTACGTCATTATCACAATGAAGACCAAAAGAACTTCCTGGTCCGTAAGCAACTATGTGGCCTTGGGTTCTCCACCATAAACAAGGGAGAATCATAGGGAAAATCTCAATATATTTTAACAAGCTTTGGTATATTGAGTCTTCACATTTCTTAAAAAACTCAATATATACAGGGTCTACATTTGGAGTAGCAAACTCCATTATATGACTGCAAGATGACTCTATGTCTTCTAGAGCGTATCTATGACCAGACCTATTAACCGCATGAGTTGCAATGTTATTCTGATCATATATTATAGTGTAATCTTTTTTAATTGCTTCTTCTTTTAATGAAGCCAAGTAGGGCACTATTAACTCTTGGTCAATGTCAATTGCTTTTTTGAATAAAACTATCCCGATTGCCTAGTTGCTCTATAGCTGGTTCAGCGTTCATTTTATATTATCTTTTGTGCGTCTGTTCCACAAGGGCCCTCTAAAGAAGGTTCATTTTGTTGGCTATTTGATTCAGATTCTTTTGCAGCAATCTCTACCGTATCGTGAGTAGTATTATATTGTGCTACTTCTCTTCCTTGGTAAACCGGGTTCCAACCTAATTCTACGTTATTTTTTTCTGCGTTTTCCCAAATAGAATATTCTGATTTACAATACTTTTCATAGTCATCATATATATCATTAAACCAAACCGGTGGACACCATTCGAAGCTTTGATCTGGTTCAGATATAACAACGTTTGCAGTTAAGTCACTAGCCCCTTGGCCAAAAAATGTTAAATAAGAATACCTAACACCTTTGCCCATTTTACTAACTTGATGAGCTGCAACATAGTTTGTTGGGAAGAAAATAATGTCGCCCTTTTTTGGTTCATAAGATATACCTAAGTGTACAAAAGCAAGGTTGCCACCAGTAAAGTTTTTGCCATCTAACTCTTCTTCTGAAGAGACACAGTCATTTAGATATAGCAACGCGCCACATGTTTGTCTTGATGCAACCATGCCTCGTGGCATGTACCTAACACCTTTGGTGACTTTATAATTGGTATCATTGTCAGCGTGACAGCCGAGTATTCCACCATCTCCGTATCTTAATACGTGCCCTCTAGTCTTCCACCAAATACTTCCAACCATTAGCGGATATTGATCTATGTATTTAATTAAAGCCTTATATATCTGTTCTTCTAAATAAACAAAATAATCTTTTATATTGCTTTCGGTTTCTGAGTTTACTGGATCAAGAATTCTTACTGGAGTGTTAGGAACATCTTCTGGTCTATATCTAAAACCGTCTTCATTAATGCCAAACTTATTTCCATCTTCGTCTTCTATCCAAGTCCATCTATTGGCGTGTGCTGCCTCTGCTCTAGAATCAATATGAGGCAAGATGAGATCTTGTCTTGGGTCGAACGCGTTACGTGCAACCATGATTCCTGGCCCAAGGATCTCTATCTCTAAATCAGCAATCTCTTTTATCTCAACGTCTGTTATTTTTGGCGATACTGGATAAGCTGTGTCGCTTATCTTTTTTCCTTTTTCTGGAATAGAAGAATCGTAGCTCATCCTAAAATCTCATCCAATGCTTCTCTTATTGTCCAGCCAGCACCCATCACTCTTGGTATTTCATCTAGTGGCATATCTTGCCAGTTGAAGCGAGATATCATTCTACCGTCACCGCTAACTATAAACTTTTCGTATCCATGAGGAATTCTAGCTATAGCTTGTCCAGCTAAGTTCTGGCCCTTCTGAGCTGCGTCTGATTGGTCTGCAGCGGTGTCAGAGTAGTTTCTTTTTTCGTTGCCTTTTAGCGCAGAAAAAAGAGGATGTTCATTTTTTCCATTTACATCTACTTTTTCAAAAAACGGAAATGTTACAAAAGGGTAGTACTCTTTTATGAACGCACTTATTTCTTCGTTAGTTCCAGGCTCTGTCGCAGCAAATTGATTACAAGGGAATGCTAGGACAGAAAAGCCTCTATCTTTAAACTCATCATGGACTTTTTGTAGTTGCCAAAATTGTCTACATGTTCTTGCGTAAGACCAGAATCTTGAACACTTTGGGTCATAACCAGCCTTACTAGAAACATTGACCATTAAGGTCACCTTACCTTCGTATGGTAGAAGTGCGTTCTCTTCTCCGTCTATCGATCTAATTGGTATATTATATATTGACATTATTATACTCTGCCTTAAAATCTAGTTTTGGGTACTCATCAACCTGTACGGTGCCTATGATGGAATCTTCTGTGTGTGTTCCTCTTATGGAAATTTGCGCTTTTTGCGGGGTATCCACACTGAAATTTATTTGCAGACTTCCATTATCATACTTGCCGTTTTCAAAACTTGCCGAACCCATGTCCGTCCAAATCTTTCCTGATAAAGATGGGGAAATTTCTTCTATTGCAAGGTTATATTTTTCTTCCCCAAAAGGGGTCTTTACTGCCAAGGTCCATTTGCCGATCATAAAATCCTTTTTGCCAAAATGTTATTTTACCAATTATAACACAAACACCGTCAAAAGATAATATCTACTCAAAATATATTTTTACTATTAAGTGAAATTATTTTTTATCCCAGTATGGTGTCCAATCTGGATTTAAGGTTAATGTTGGATCTTTTGGAGAAAAATTAGCACTAATGACAACACGATCTTCGTCGATGTTGTTGTGCCTATTTGTCATGTGGGGGATGAAAGAATTAAAAATAATCAATAATCCATCTTCTGCTTTAATAAAAACTGAGCTTTCTAATGTGTTGCATGCTGTAATCTTAAACTGAACATCAGAGCTACCAACCGGAACGTTAACGTAGTATGCAATTGAGTAATATTCAGAAGGATGTAAGTGGCTGTTTGATTTATGGGAATGGTATCCAACTGATTGGCCATTCTTAAGAGTCAAAGTCCATATTTCAGTTAACAACATTTCGCGACCAATGGCTGAGCTTACTTCGCTAGATAAAGAATTTACGAGCTTATTACACTCTAGACCATCAAATGGAAATGTTTGATCTTCATAAGATTGAATCTTATCTAAATTAAAACTATCATTTAAACTTTTAGAATATTTTTTAATCTCTTTATAAATTTTATTATTATCAATATATTTTAATTTTTTTTTATATATTCCTATATTTAATAATGATTGAAACTCAAAATCATTCATAAAAAAACTCTCCAAGAGACAATGCTAAAGGTGGATTGTCTTTATGCCAAACGTTTATAACCATTACTTGTCTAATACCAGAATTTGCTGGGGTTGTTCCGTGGATAACGTGGCCGGCATCTAGTATCACTAATCTGTTACCTTTATAAGCTATTCTTTCTCTTTCTTCTATCGGTGATATCTTAATGCTATCTTTTTCTAAAGCTTCATATGATCCATCAATTAAAGTATGTCTGTGAATTTCTAAAAACCCACCATCTGGGTTGTCGCATCCATATAATATTGCACCGTTTACTGGCCCGGTAAATACTTTATCTCTAGCATAAAGGAAAGTATCTTCATCTACGTGTGTTGCAAGAAATTGTCCAGCTCTATAAGTTCTGGTCCAATATTCAAAACCAAGTATATCGTCATGCTGGTACTCTAAACGGCTACCCCATATACTTTGTATTATCTGTTTTTTTAATGTATTAGCTGGACTATTCCACCAACCATCCCAAAACATGTACGGGGCATAGCAGCTTGCTTGTTCATAATGGTAGCTATTCAGCTCTGTAGCTATTTGGTCTCCACCACCCATTGATTCAGGATAAAAGTTGAGATCTTCTAACATCTTTGAATGAAGGTCTTTATTTAAAAAATTATCTAATACAATCATCTACTGCTCCAACTGGTGTTGTCAAATACCCAATATTCAAAATCTATCCCTGGATCCCAAACTGGAGAAGCTAAATCCAAAACTTTTTTCCATCCAGTCTTTGCTGCATAGGCTAAAGATCTACTGTTGGATTTCATAATCCAAGAACCACAAACATTATAACCTAATTCAGTTCTTTTTTTTAATGAATCTTTTCCAATTTGTTTGACCATATCAGAACCTCTTGCTGCTTTTTCTGCAAAAATATAAACACAAGGATTTTCGTCTTTTTTTGATGTATTTAAAGAAGTTTGTTTTTGGTTTATACTAAGAACATCTGAATCGTACAATAAATATGATATCACAAAATTATTATCTTTGTCTAATGCGTACTGCGCAAGTGGCATGACTTCTATGGCTTTAATCCACCAGTCTATCGTTCTTGTTTCTAACCTAGAAGCTATTTGAGACGCGCTAAAGCCATTATTTGCAGCTATTGTAGGCCAACACTGAGACCATACGGACGAAAATATAGTGGCGTGCTCTATAGATGGGGTTGCTTCAAATACAGATATCCCCTGCATAAGCCACTTAGTCCTTAATTAGTACGGTAAAACCTGTTCCAGTAGATATATGATATGATTTAGAATTATCTATAGACTTAATTAATTTAGCCAAATCATCATACAAATCTGTTTCGGGTGTTACGTATGTAGTTTGGTAATTATTGTTGTCCAAGAAAATCATGACACCACCAGATGGTAATGAATTAAATATATTTTGCACTATTTCTGTATTGGGATCTGACACTAAAGCCTGGCTATTGAAAACAACTACGTTTACATCTACGGGCAATATCCCTTCTTCTACTTCTAAATAATCAAAAGTGTTTAAAGGGGTTGGGCCATTAAGCCAATTATTTTCTGATCTATAAAGATCTTCGTCAATTGGTACATAAACAGGACATGATAATAAGCTATCTAAGTAGTTATGAGGAGAAACCATAAAGCCTAATTTAAGAAATAAAACTCCAGTTGGTTTTGCTAATTTCAGTAGCATCTCTAACTGCAGGGCACTAAAGCGTGCAACTGCCATGGCGTCAGTGTGCCCATTACTTACCTGTTCATAACCATAAAAGCTGTTTGGGAATGCACCGATTGACTCTACGGACCTATCTGCTTCTAGCCCAATCTCATTAGCAAATACTGAGGAAGCCATATCTATCAAATCTTGTTCTGAAATAATTTCGTCATAATGACTGTTGCTATATTCGACAGACTTAAGCATTGATGTAAATAGATTTAATCTTTGGGCCATTTTTATGCTCTTTTCTTTATTAGCTTATAATAATACAAGTTTTCTTGACATGCTTTTATTATTCTTTTACGCTCTTTAGTTATTGTACTAGTTGCGTTTCTGTCCGACCCTGATAGTAAAGGATAAGTTTCCTCTACCGCTGCTATAAGTTCTTGTGGCGTAATTGTTCCAAGCCTATTTTCTTCAATTCCTAAAGAAAGGAAAAGCGCAAGCAAGTTTGCAGCTATTTTAGCTTCGTGTTGTTCTTTATTGTATTTCATTATTAAGCTCCATTTTCTTGTGAAGTAAATAATTCACTTCCAACAGCAATATTATGACACAGAACGCATGAGTGGCTGTGGTCGGTTGAGTTTAAGTGCTCATCTATAGAGCTTTGCGTTATGGCAAGAACTTCTTCGTTGGATAAATTAATCATAGAATCATAAAATAAATTATTTTTTTCAGCTTCTATTTGCATCGTATTTATCTTTGATTGCGGGATCTCAAGCTTTGCCATTTAGCTACCTTGCCTTAATGCTTTTATTTCTTCTATTAAATTATAAGCTACTATTGATGGAGCATACTTTAACGCGCCCAGGCTCAAAGGGTAAGCTGCGTCTTGCTCATTAGGGACTGGTATATTACCATCTACCGGGATGGAGTCTGGGTCGATGCCTAAATCCAATAACAGCTTATATAATACTGTTTCTTTAGCCTTAATGCTATTTGCTTTTGCTTTGGCTTTCTGCGCGTCTGATAAATTAAACATTGTGTCCTAACTCCTTTATTGTTTTCCTGCACTGTTTTACGGAAGTAACTAAAAAATCGACTCGAGCATGAAGTTCGACTAAGGGATTTAAGTGCCTTTTTTCTGAAGACATAACTCCATTTACTTCTTCCCAAGCTTTAGTTTCTTCGTTAAAAAACCTATCTTCAAAAAATTTAAAATCTTTTTCTGGTATAAAAGATTCTATCGTGAAATCTTTTAACAATACGGGCTCTCTTAGAATAATTTTTTGAAGCTTTTCTTCTGTTTCTTCTAAGGCAATTTTTGCTAGATTAAGTTTTTCAATTCTTTCAATAGTAAAAAACATTATACTCCTAAAGCTCAGTTGGCAGTATCTCACCCTGCACTATAGTAAAGCGTTTTCAAGTGATCACAACCTATTCAGGCTCATTAAAAGATGGAAGGCCGGAAAACGATGGACCGATACTATTACCCTTTGCGTCTAATCCGGTCTTAATCCCTTTAGTCCATGTCCATGGATTCTCTGTATTGTTCTTCATTTTCATTTCCCCATATTCTGCCCTATCGTTCATCAACTGGTGTTTGTCCCATAGATTTTCTACTTTAAACTCTACCGATTCTAATAGTGTATTATCATATATGTTAAAGAAACAGAATGGTGAGCCGGCTGGAAAAGTTACTGGTTCACCTATTTTTGTAATCTTCCAATTCATTTGAGATTCATCTGGCCACCATGAGCTAGGTATAGTCGCAGTCAAAGCAGAAGCCCCATCTAAAAAGTAGTTAGGGGATCCGGACATCCAGAGAGAGTAACCTGGCTCGGTGTTTATTGCCCAACCCATATTAATAGAAACCATACCTATAATTGATGCGTTAGCCTGCTCTCTGCCAGATGCCGTAGTTTGCCCAGACAATATCACTGGCGGAGTGTTGCCACCGTCCCATTGGACCACTAGGTCTTCCTCCATTTGAAGTTCCCAGCCATATACGTTAGCTACCGTCATAGGCATACATTGATAGGCGTGCTTCTTGTATGTTTCGTCCATCCAATCTCTTCTAATTTGTGATTGCTTTATAACTGGCGGGCTTTGATGGGTTTTTGTTAATGTAACTATTGTCATTCTGTTATTCCTTTTAAGATCGGGTCATTTGACCCTTTGGCAATTACTGTATCTTTGCTATCAACACTCTTTTGTTCCGGCGCATTTGAACCATAAGAAGTATTTTTATGGTTAGCGTCATTGTAGTCGAACATTGTGACAGCAGCATACTTTACCCCGCTTGTAACTTTAAGCGATGCGTGTGCAAAAATATAAGTTGATGGAAACAAAACTATGTCTCCATATTCTGGCTTAAACTTTATGTCCAAGTAAGGAAACCACAGTTCCCCTCCTTCGTAATCATCATTCAGGTACATGACAGAAGATAGTGTGCAGCTGTAAGAAAAACCATGATCGCTATGCACAGAAAAGTGCTGACCAGGCTGGTATCTAACAAAATTTATAGCTTCCATGAATTCCATTTTAAAATTATATCTAGATTCGTAATGGTTTAGGCAAGGTGTTAAGCAGTTGTTTATATCGTCGTACACTGCTTTTACTTCTTTAAACTGTTCAGTTAAATATGGCCAATGAGCTGGGCTAATTTTTAGATCAACACAATCCCTATACTCTGGCATTTTTGTGTTATAGCCAACCATTGCTTCTGACCATTTAAATAGCTGATCAGTACTGTTGCCTATGGTTTCTTCTAGTCTTTCAGATGTTCTCAAATCTTTTGATATAGCGTTCTTATATAAATGAAACCCAAGCTTTGGATCGCCAACATGAAAGTATTCCATAAATTTCTCCTTCTTATGGATAGGGGTTAGTTCTAGATGATACACTATACCATAGGACATGCCCAGGAAACAACACCATTTTTACCAAGAAGGAAGACTATGAACCCTAACGATGAAAAGTCATTAATTGAACCAGGCCATTTTGGTAGCTCTATTGATAATATAAAAATTATTAAGAATTTTGTTGAACTTGATGACCTAAAGAAGATCGAAAAATTTGTCCCAACAATTAACGAGTGGATGGACGCCGGCGAAAATATTTATTCAGAAGATGGGACATGCACTTATGATGCTTCTTATTGGTCTAATAGACAGTGCAGTGGAGAAATATTATCTAAAATTAACCTAGAAATATACAACATAGTTGATAAGTATATTCTTAAAATGAAGTATTTTTTAGAAGACGCTTTCAATGTAAAACTGTCAACTAGACCACCGGTTATTATAAGATGGTTTCCAGGGCTAGAGCAAAGACCCCACGCAGACAAACAGCTAAATGACGGCTCCCCTAACCCTTTCCCTAACTACGATTTAAATTCGTTAATATATTATAACGACAATTTTGGGGGAGGGGAACTTTACTACCCTCAACACGATATAGAGGTAAAGCCTGAGCCTGGCTTAGCTGTTGCCCATCCTGGAGATATCAACTACCTTCACGGCGTAAGAATGGTCACTTCTGGCGAGAGATTTACTACACCATCTTTTTATACAATTACAGAATTGAAATGATCTCAGAAGTTTTTTACGTTGAAGATTTTATACCAAATCATCTTTTGGATACACTGATAAGTTGGGCAATAGTTGCCCCCACAAAAAAGGATAGCTATAATCATAATGCTATTGAGTTTTTGCAGCTTTCTGGTGATGAGCAAAATATAGCTGCAGCTTTTGCTGAATTGAATGAATTAACCTACAGGTTTATAGAAAAAAAATTTATGTGCAGTTTGTACATGGAAAATGTATGCAGTATGGTTGTGTATAGGTCTGGTAGTTTTTTACCTAAACATATAGATAATGTTCCAGGACAAAATCTTCCTACACCAACTGGGAATCCTTCAAGGGATATTTCCTCAACATTATATTATAATGACAACTATTCTGGTGGTGAAATAGTGTTGATAAATCAAGGCTTAGAAATAAAACCAAAAGCTGGAAGCTTAATCTTATTTCCCTCTAATGAAAACTATCCTCATGAAGTTTTACCCGTAATCTTTGGAGATAGATATTGCAGTACTAACTTTTGGTCTTTATCTACTTAAAAAATGGCGGGAAAAATGGCGGGAAGAACGGTGGGAAGAATGGTGGGAAGAATGGTGGGAAAAAAGGTGGGAAAAATGGTGGGAAGAACGGTGGGAAGAATGGTGGGAAATAAGGAGGGAAGAATGGAGGGAAGAACGGTGGGAAATATGGCGGGAAGTAAGGCGGGAAGTATGGAGGAAAGTAGGGCGGAAAATAGGGTGGAAAAAATGGACTTTTTCTAGTGTAATCTATTGGGGTGCTTAAGGTTGTTAAAACACCTGCAGTTTGAACTTGAGCTGTTACATCACCTAGTTCTCCTGATACGGCGGTATTAACATTTGTAATCGTACCAACGCGGAAACCAGCCGTTGTAATAGCTGTATTGGCGGTGCTATCTTTTCCGTCCAGTTATATTAGGGACTATAGCTTTTCTAACTCCAGATTCATCACCAGTTATGCTCATATTATGCTGCCAAGTCTCCTATTGCCACCCATGTATCTGTCGCTCTTTTAACAAGTGTAACAGATGACCACTGTGCACGCAACTTTAACCCTGGAGTTCCGTTTACAGTTACGCCAGCTCCTGCGGTAACGGTACATTGCCCAACTCCAGTTTGTAGTATTCTAACTTGGGTTCCAATTGGGAACGCTACAGATGAGTTTGGCGGAATCGTAATAGTATTTGCAGAAGCATTTGATATTTCAATCATTTTATCTTTGTCGGAAAGAACTAGTGTATAGCTAGCTGCTTGCGCATTGGTGATAATGTTAGAAGAAGCAAAGTCTAGAGATACTGTTCCATTACCAACTTGTATTTTTTTATTTGTACTGTCCCAAGAGATTCTAGCATCTGTTGTTGAGGAAGTATTCGCAAGAGTCAATGTTGGGGAGTTTGTTACTGGGCTTGTAAATGTCTTGTTTGTTAATGTTTCAGAACCAGTAAGTGTTACGTAACCAGCAATATTTGCTCCAGCCGGGATAGTAACATTGCCAGTAAAAGTTGGAGAAGCTGTGTTAGCTTTGAGCCCGATACTGGTTGTGAGGGTTGCAGAAAGATTAGCATCGTTTCCAAGTGCAGTAGCAATTTCGCCAAGAGTATCCAATGTTGAACCAGCACTACCGACAAGAGCTGCAACTTCTGCACGAACAAACGCGGTAGTAGCGATTTGCGTTGTATTGGTTGCTGCTGCCGCAGTTGGGGCTTCAGGTACGCCTGTGAAAATAGGGCTCATCAGCGTAGCAAAGCCAGAGATAGATGCCCCCATAGGTATTGTAACAACTCCAGTAAAGGTCGGCGAGGCTATATTAGCTTTAAGATTAAGCGCAGCTTGTTGATCAGCAGAAACTGGTTTTGCTGCGTCTGCTGTATTGTCAACGTTACCTAAACCAACCATCGACTTTGTAATACCAGAAACTGTGCCGGTAAATGTTGGATTAGCAAGTGTTGCGTAACCAGAGATTAACGCTCCAGCAGGTATCGTAACAATGCCAGTGAAAGTTGGAGCATCAATCGGAGCCTTAAGGGCGATGCTGTTTGTTACAGTTGTGGAAAATGAAGAGTTATTTCCTAAAGCTGTGGCTAACTCATTAAGGGTATTGAGAGCTCCAGGTGCTCCACCAACCAAAGCTGTTATTTCTTGTTGAACAAATTCGGTAGTAGCAATTTGCACTGTGCTTGTTGTTGAAGCAGCCGTTGGTGCTGTTGGTACACCGGTAAGACTAGGGTTAGCAAGGTTTGCTTTAAGATCAAGTGCTGCTTGTTGTGCTGTGGATACGGGCTTGTTAGCATCGCTTGTGTCATCTACTGATGTTAGGTTAACCATTGCCTTTGTTATCCCAGCAACAGTTCCCGTAAATGTTGGGTTAGCCAATGGGGCTTTTGCAGCTAAAGCGGTAACTATTGTAGCAGCATAGCTTGCGTCGTCGTTTAGTGCATCTGATATTTCACCAAGAGTGTCAAGGTTAGCTGCCGCTGTTCCTACTAGGTCACTGATAACGCTCTTTACAAAAGCGGTAGTAGCAACTTGTGTAGTGTTTGTTGTGCTGTTTGCGGTAGGTGCTGATGGTACCCCAGTAAAAGTTGGTGATGCTATATCAGCTTTAAGGTTTACGTTTGCAATTGTTTCATATGTAGAGCTAGCAGTTGCTGTAGCAAGCTTGGCGTCTATCTGAGTTTGTATAGAGCTTGTTACTCCATCTACGTAATTTAACTCAGAAGTAGAAAGAGTAGCCCCGTCTAAAATATTTAACTCTGCAGCTGATGCAGTAATCTCTGAAATATCAGAAACAGTTAAGGCCCCCCAAGAAGCTTCTGACCCGGAGGTCTTAAGGTATTTCCCTGAATTCCCTGTTTGGGTTGGCAAGAGGGCCGTTAATGCTAGAGGAGCAGTTGCTTGGCCGGTTCCTCCGTAGGCTATCCCAACTGGTGATCCATTCCAAACTCCAGTAGTTAAAGTACCAACAGAAGTAAGGGAAGATCCAACTACGGTCACTGGCAACATCGTGCCAGTTAAGGTAGCTGCATTTGCCGTAATAGTGCTTGTCTCTCCTAAGTTTATGCTTGTTCCGTTGATCGTAAAAGAAGAGTTAGCTAGTTGAGCATTGTCTACGCCAGAGTTCTTTATTGTTACTTCGCCAGAACTAACACTAAAGTCACCAGCGCTAAAAAGGGCTATTCCTTTTACTGTGGTGTCGGCGTCTCTAATCGATGCAGTTACTGTGCCATCGATTCTTCCATAGGCATCTACTGAATGCGACTGAACAAAAGACACACCTGCTGAACCAGTTGAGTTTGTTTGAGTAACTGTGGCTAGGTCTATATTTCCTGCACCTACATTTATCCTTGAAGAGTTAGCTGAAACAACATTCAGAGTATTAGCGGTCCTGGAAAGACCTGCTCCAGCAGTTACTGAAGCCTGTACATCTGCAAAGGTTGTTCCATCATTTGTAAGTTGCCAAGCGTCTGTTGTTTCGTTCCACCTGATAGAAACATTATCACTAGATCCTCTTTCTACTTCTATGACACCGTTTTCACTTGGGACACCAGATGCAGTTGAGTTAATTATTATCTTATTATCTTCAACCATCAAAGTAGTAGTATTTACTGTAATTATATTTCCAGTGACAGAAAGATTGCCACCAACACTTAAGTTATTGCTTACCGTAGCGTTGTTTGCAGTTACGTTTGCCGATATGGTTGCTGATCCAGAAACCGCAAGAGACGATAAAGTGCCTACGGATGTAAGACTAGAGTTTACCACTGTAGACTTAAGGGTTGTTCCGGTTAGAGTATTTGCATTAGCTGAAGCAATAGTTGTACCTGTGACAGTCAAGTTTCCAGTAAGAGCAAGATTGCCAGCAATAACAGTATTACCTTCTACGCTCACGGAGGCAACTACTGTATTGGATGAATTTTTAAACTCTACTAAATTAGCTGTTGCCCCAGAAGCTGCCTGAAAAATAGCAGACTCGTCATATACAGTGATTTGTGGGGCAGTTTCTATCCTTAAACGAGCCATTTTGCTCCTATGCTAAATATCGCTGAATTGGTTAACTCTAGATATAGTAATGCTCATACTACAAAACTATTGTGTTCTAGCCATTAAATTGCAATGTAGAATTAATATAGTCTTGAATGCTAGAAGTATACTTCATGCTGCCAAAATGGGAAAGATTTATAGATGGATCTAACCATATTTTTCCGCCTATATTTTGCCAATATCTACAAAAACCGTAATCTTCCGAAAGGAATCTGCCAGTCTCATCTACGTATGAATTAAAAAAAGCGTAGCCGTAATCTAATTCTTCTGGGCTAAGAGCGCCGGTATCGTCTAAGTACTTATATTCCCCATACTGTTCCATCATTTTTTCCAAAGCTTCACGCTTTATCAGCATAAAGCCAGTTCCGGCTTCGAAAACTTCTATCGCACCTTTTTCTACATTGACAGTAGTTTGGTTTTCCTTTGCTAAATGAACAACGTGTTTTGTCGACTTAGATAACAAATCTTCGTGGGCAGTGTCCTCTATTGACAGTTCTTTTACTTTTTTCCAATCTATTTCTTTAATTGGATATGAGCCTGTTATAATTTCTTTGTCATGCCAAAGAAGTTTAACGATTGATTCATGATCAAATTGAATATCTGAATCTATAAACATTATGTGCGTGCACTCTTTATTACCCAAAAATTTAGCTATCAAATTATTTCTTGCTCTATTTATCAAGGAATCAGCTATAGTACACAGTGTCCAGTTTAAGCCTATGGAATTTAAGTATATACTAGTTTTTAAGAATGAAGCAAAAAATGGTTCTGTAACCACTGAGTTATAACAGGGAATGGCAAAAAAGACATTCCAAGATTGGATTTGTTCTTTTGAGATTTCGATCTTATTATTTTCCATAATTTTTATTATACCATATCTTTTCTTAATTAACTAAATCATAGACAGCTTTTTCAAGCATAGTTAGAAGAAGATCACTATCTTCTATGATGCCATCAACTGAACATACGGAAAGTATTAGTTTTTCTTTATCAACCCTAAACATTGTATTAAAACCTATGCTTGTATTTGAGTGCACTATTGTAGGGAAAGTATTAGTTTCTAAAATTTTATTATTATTTATAGAATAATCAAAATTAGAAGAAGTAAGCTTTTTTAAAGAAATAGAGGTTGCATGTGAGAAACCTTCCTTATTAAAAGAAGGGATTTTTCTACGATTATTCCAGTCTAAATTGTTTAACATTGATATTGAATAATTTAATTTGCTCTTAAAAGGATGATTTAAAAGACCTTTATAATAATAGATTAGAGGAGATTTTTTTATTAAAATAAAATTCTTTTTTATTGATTCTTTAATTTTAAATAATCTTATTAAATTATCTTGTTCCTCTGAGTTCATATCGAAAATGGCGAATACAGCTTGCGTTCCATATAGTGGCTTTTTGTTTTTTGTTTTTCTATAAGTAATTGGAATTGACCCATATATTTTTTTGTTTATTGTTTTATTTTTAGAAAATTGATAATTTACATAACCAGTAGAGGTTACATAGGCGCAAAAATCAGTAAAAGAAACGCCTAATATTTTGATTTTTTTTTCCACATCGGAATAATTTATCTCTAATTTTGTATAACTTTTTTTTGTATTTCTTGGATTAATCCATTGACTTTGTTGAATGTCAGTGCTTTTTTCTATATGGTTATTAATATCGTTTGTTTTTAACAAAAACCCCATTGCAAAAAAGCTATAGTATTTTAGTATTTTTTTTGCATTTGATGCTTTACAATTAAACCAGTTTATTTTTTTATTTTTTAACTTTACGCTCGGAAGGGTGCATTCGTCAAAGAATATATTAAACGCTGCAGCATTTGCTTCTCCGTCTGCTATCAGGTGTGGTATTCGTCTTATAAGAGCAGTGTTGCCAAATTTGTCAAAATTATATATTAAAATTAATTCCCAAAGTGGAATTTTTGTATTAAATTTTTTATTATAAATGATCTTTAAAAGATCGTTTTTTTCTTTTTCCGTTAATAGACCATCTAGATTATAAGAAGTAATATGATTGTCTAGATTTAGGTTTTCGTCTTTTACCAAGTACGGGTACTCTTTTTGCAAAAGCCCTTTTGTTAGTTTATGAGAATGTATTACAGAATTAGATATGTTTCTTTTTATATTTTGTTTTATAAAAGGAATTAAACATTCTTGGTTTTTATTCTCTATAAGAGTAAAAGTGTTTAATGGTAAGCTATTTTTGTGTTCCTGTAATAGGAAAAGATAATCCAAAACATTCATCTGGAGCATACGCAACCCTTAGAACAGAACAGCAACTACCAAGAAGAATCTAGTTGTACCCTTCTCCACACACGAGTGCTGTTATTTACATAATCACTATAGCATACGTACAGGTGGTTCGCATCAATGGATATGTCTCCTTTTTTATCTCCTGCTTGGCCATAAATGCTCGATGGTATAACGGTACTTATTCTCTGCCTGTTCGCCCAAAAGGACCCATTATAGATTAATGTTTCGCTATTTTGTACGCTGGTTAAGGTAATATCATTTAATTCAGATAAATTACCAAGGTCATACTTTGAACCTATTGAGCTAAATACTGTTATTCTTTTAGATAAAACTCCTGGAGCGGCGGAAAACCTTACTACAGCACTGTTGTCCGAATTCGCTTCCCATTGTATTTCAGAATAAGCGTAAGGATATTCTGTATCTCTACATACTATATTTATATTTTTTGTATTTAAATTATGAGTAATATTAAAAGAATTTGATACGTTGTTTCCAACATTAACAGAATATGCAAAGCCTTGCAAAGGCACAAAAACTGAAACTGATAAAGAATCCACTGCTGGAGGAGACGAGAAGAATAAAACACCATGCTTCTTTGACCTAGGCTCAAACCTGCATTCTATAATTTCGTATGGGGCAGTTGTACTCCTAACTACCGCATAAGCTTCCTGTGAGCCTAATAGATGGCTTACAGGGATTTCTGTAGAGGTACCATCGCCTATAATTTGAGTATGTTTAAACCCTGTACCAGCTGAAAGGACTATGACTTTTTTTGAGTTAAGGTCTACTACTTGAGAAAAGTCTAAAGTTATTGCATTTAATGTAGTTGCGTTCCAGTTTACTATAACGTTTTCGTAATTATTTACATTTTGTACAATAACTAAAACTTCTCTTGTACCCAAATTATGAGTAATTAAAAATGAGCTATTTATACTATCACCAAATACTTCTGTATAGGATCCTCCGGTATTTTCGTAAATAGATATTACGCCGGGTATAAATTTTGTTCCGTTAAACTTAAGTACTTGGTTTGTAGATGCCCCAGAAGGGTCTATCTCTATTGAGTCAACTAAAAGTGTGCTTGCCTGCACTTGCGAAACATTTATTGTTGACGGAAGCGATAGGGTATATGCTCCGCTTGTAGAACTAACAGTGATCTGACTTGCTGTACCAACAATCGAAGATATTAACGCTGCTCCGTACTATGGAGTTTGAGGAATTCTTATAAAATAGTTTACCATCAGCGTAATTTATTGCTAATTCACCATCCTCCAAAGAAGATGGTGTTTGGGCTACCTGTCCAGATCTTTTTACCTTTAAGATATTAACCATAATATGGTTTTTCCTTTACTTAAAGAATGGTGGGAAGAACGGTGGGAAGAACGGTGGGAAGAACGGTGGGAAGAACGGAGGGAAGAACGGTGGGAAAAACGGTGGGAAGAATGGAGGAAAGAAAGGTGGGAAAAACGGTGGGAAGAAAGGTGGGAAGTATGGCGGGAAATACGGTGGGAAGTAAGGAGGAAAATACGGTGGGAAAAATGGGCTCTTTCTAGTGTAATCTATATTAGTGTCCATCGGTGTCAAAGCACCTGCTATTGGAGTTTGGGCAGTTACGTCACCAAGTTGGCCTTCTACGTCAGTAGAAACATTAGTTATTGTACCAACGCGAAAACCAGCCGTTGTGATCGCTGTGTTAGCAGCGCTGTCTTTTCCGGCCAGTTACGGTCGGGACTGCTTTTTTCCTTGTTCCTGATTTGTCACCTGTTGCCATATTATGCTGCCAAGTCTCCTATTAAAACCCAAGTATTTGTTGCTAACTTGACAAGTGTAGCAGATGACCACTGTGCGCGCAACTTCAAACCTGGAGTTGCATTGACGGAAGCAGACCCAGTACCTGCAATAGTTAAAGTACCTGCCCCCTTTCTAAGAATGTCAATCTTGTCACCTACAGCAAAGGCAACAGATGCATTTTCTGGCACTGTTAATGTCATAGGGCTGCTATTATCCATGGTAATCAGTTTAGCTAGGTCCTCAAGGACTAAAGTATATGAAGTTCCTGTTTGAGCATTAATCTCTGACCTAAATCCAGATCTAGCTGGGCCAGTTGCTAACATGGTAGGAGTTACCGTAGCCGTATCGGTAGTATAAACTCCGTTAACAACGGAAGCTGCTTGACCAACGTAGGTATTTGCGGTTAAAACTTGTGTTGAACCAATTGTAATAGAATTGCCTGCAGCGAGTGTTATTCCGCTATTTGAAACTAAAGACTCAGCAGTTACGTTATTTGCCTTTAGCGAAGCGTAGGCTAATCCTGCTTCAGAGAAGTTTACTGTTGAAGATGGCTTTGTTGTTGCTGATGTAAATATTTTAAAGACGCCGTCTGATGCGTCTCTGACTATACCAGAGTACCTAGTGCTTGGTGTAGCATCGCTATTTTTATATGCTGTGACAAAACCAGAGTCGAGTATGTCGCTAGTATTTGCATTTGCTAAGAAAATAAAAGGATCAGTTACTGAAAGGTTTGCGGTTTCTACGGTTGTACCACCACCACCAAAGGCTATTGTTCCTTGTATGTTAACGTTTCCTGCAATGTTTAAGTTTCCTTGGATACCAACTCCACCAACAACAGTAAGTGCTCCAGTTGATGGACTTGTTGAAGGAGTTGGTATTTCTATATGAACATTAACATCTGGGAATATTGTCATTTGGGTGTTGTCCGAGGACAATCCACCAGCAGCAAATACTATATGGTTATGGGTTCCATTTGCTCCAGTTGCAAAAACTAAATTACCACTACCTGTTGTATTGGCTTTGGCTTCATAGAATATGTAGCCATCATGGGCTCCAGTAATAGTGAATGCTGGGTCGGAGAAGTTACTAGATGTTACTCCCATATCTATCCAACCGCTTGCATCTGTACCAGTGTCGCAATAAGCTATGATGTCAGTAGAAGAATCTGGGCTTGTGCCGGTATTTCTAAAAGCTATCTGAGAATAATCAGTATGATTGGCTTGAACTACTAAAGTTGGATTAGTAAGAGTCCCAGCAAATGTGGCTGCATTTGATCCCAAGAATATATCGCCTGCAGCGCTAATATTATTAAAGCTAACATTTGCGTTTGTTCCAACTTCTTGTCCAATAGAAAGAGTATGAGTTGTGCCTTCTCCTGAAGTAGAGGCTGTTGATGTAACTCCAGTGCCACCAGTGATTGTTGCTACATAATCGCCTGTTGTATCGGTACCCAAGCTAACCGAGTTTGCAGCTATAGTTGCAGTCAGTGTTGCGCTACCAAGATCAGTTAAGGTGACCGAACCAGTTAAATCTCCACCAAGGGTAATAACTGGTGAAACTGTAGAGTTGACCCAAGCAGTGCCATTCCATTTTACGAATTGATCACTTGCTACGCTTGTTGTAGTCACATCGCTAAGTTGGTTAAATGTCATCATACCGTCTACTGGTATATTAACCCATTTGTCTGAAGCTGAATCCCATCTCAAGTGATCATTATTGGCAAGACTTGTTATATTAAAACTTACTATATCTGATATGCCTATTCTTGCGTTTCTAAATACACTGCTGCCAGCATCATAAATGATAACTTCTTTATTAGCAACTGAAGTAACGGAAACGTCAGACAGTCCATCTAAGCCTAAGCTCAATGGAGCGTTTACCCATTTTGAACTAGCACTGCTATAAGAAAGAACAGAACCATCTTGAACGCTTGTAATTAATACGTTTGAAAGATCTGATAGAGTTAATGCCCCAGCGCTAGCAACGTTATCTTGTGATGGAATAAACTTAGTACCATCATATTTTAGAACTTGACCAACAGTTGCCCCTGTTGTATCGACTTCTATCCCGTCAACTAAAAGAGTAGGTATAGTTACGGTACCAGTAAATGTTGGACTGCCTTTTGGCGCTTTTGTGTTAACTTCAGTAATTAAACTAGTTACCGTTGATCCACCGCTGGTGAGTAAATCTTCTAGCTCTTTGAGTGTATCAAAAGCAGTTCCTGCTCCGCCCAAAAGCTCAGTTAATTCAGCCTGCACAAAAGCCGTAGTTGCTATTTGCGTAGTATTAGTATTTGCGGCTGCAGTAGGTGCAGTTGGTACACCCGTTAGCGCTGGACTTGCTAATGTAGCAAAACCAGAAATAGATGCTCCAGCAGGAATAGTTACAGTACCAGTGAATGTTGGAGAAGCTATATTGGATTTAAGGTCAAGAGCTGTTTGTTGAGCTGTAGAAACTGGCTTGGCTGCATCCGTTGTATTGTCAACGTCGCCTAGGCCAACCATAGATTTTGTAATGCCAGCAACTGTTCCAGTGAAGGTTGGGTTAGCTAGTGTCGCATAACCAGAGATAACTGCTCCAGCAGGGATAGTCACGGTTCCAGTAAATGTTGGAGATGCTATATTAGATTTAAGGTTAAGAGCAGTTTGTTGTGCTGTAGAAACTGGCTTCCCAGCATCTGATGTATTGTCGACGTCTCCTAGACCAACCATAGCTTTTGTCACACCTGCAACTGTTCCAGTAAAGGTTGGGTTCGCCAGTGTTGCATAGCCAGAGATAACTGCTCCAGCAGGAATCGTAACTGTTCCGGTAAATGTTGGAGAAGCTATGTTAGCTTTATTGGCGACTGCTGCTGCTTGGAGTGTAGCCGACAAAGTTACGTTAGAAGTTCCATCTAATGAAACGCTACCTGATAAATCTCCAGCTAATGTTATAGTCCTTGCAGTAGCCCATGCAGCAGAGGTTCCTGTAATGTTTGCAGTTGTTAATAAGAAGTTATGATAAGTTGTTCCATCATTGGTGAAAGTCCATCTATCGTTACTTTCATCCCAAATAATAGAAACATTAGCGGAAGTTCCGCGTTCGACTTCAATGCCTGCATTCAATGTAGGACTTGTTGTAACTCCAGAATTCAATAGAATTATATTGTCTTCTATGACTGTAGTTTCTGTATTTAATGTAACTGTTGTGCCATTGACCGTCAAGTTGCCGGCAATAACCATACTTCCAGAAACTGTAATACTATCATCTGTAGATATAGCAGTGTTGCTCACATGCTGCCAAGACAGTGATGATTGTACTAATGTGCCTACTGCGTTTTTATAATATAAAACTCCAGTGCTTGGATCAATGGCAAATTGGCCTTGCGTTATTGAAGGTGTAGTCATTTAGTCCTCTTTCAAGATTTATTTAGAATGTTCCACCGTCGATAGTAACATTATCAATAGTGATATTGGAAACAGCGCCTCCAGTTATAGTCACATTGTTTGCATTTTGCACTGCTATTGTGCCAAGGCCTAATGTTGTACGGCTTGTTGCTGCGTCTGCATCATCTATCAAGCTTCTTCCAAATGTAGTAAGCGTAGCCAATGAAGCGGTGCCAGAACCAGTAAAGTAAGGAAGCTTATCTGCAGCTGACGTAAGACCAGCTAATGCTGCCAACTCTGCGTCGTAAGCCTGAACATCTGTTCCTATAGCTAATCCAAGAGCCGTGCGTGCATCTGAAGCAGTTGTTGAACCAGTTCCACCGTTAGCTATTGCTATTGTAGAACCATTCCATACTCCTGTAACGATTGTTCCAACGCTTGTAAGCGAAGAAGATACCACGGAACTTCCCAAGCCTGTTGCCGAAAGAACGGTTACTCCATTAACTTGGAATACTTTTCCTGTAGCTATATTTAAATTTTCAGAAGAAGTCCAGGCGTCAGTTGCATCTACCCAATTAAAAGTCTTGTCTGTACTTCCTTTTACTGTGATTCCTGCACCATCTGCAGTAACGTCACTTGGCGAAGCGGTGCTTGCCAGTTCAATATTTTTATCATCTACAGTAAGAGTTGTTGAATTTATTGATGTTAATGATCCATCTACTGTTAGGTTTCCAGATACTGTAAGATTTCCACCAACTGATGTATCTCCGGTTGTAGTAACAGTAGCAAAAGTTACGCCACTAGTTGTTGCTACAGTTTGACCTATTGATATTGTTACTGCGTTGTTTGATACAGATGTAGCTACACCAGTACCGCCAGTAAATGTCAAAGTATCACTTAAAAGATCTACTGTATCAGTTCCAGTTCCACCTGCTATAGAAAGAACAGTTGCAACATTTGCTTCAGACGCAGCGGTTAAACGACCTTGTGCGTCTACTGTAAATGTAGGTATCTTTGTTGTTGACCCATATGATCCTGCTGTTACTGTAGTGTTATCTAAATTAAGAGTTACCGTATCTGTAATAGAAGCAACGCTTGTTAAACCTACTCCACCAGATATAGTAAGAGTGTTGCTTGTGTTAATTGTTTGGCTAGATCCACTATCTGCAGCAACAGTAAACGACGCATTTATAATTGAGTTGCTAATTAAATTATCTACATATGTTTTAGTAGTTGCGTGTGTATTTGCGCTTGGAGTTGGGACTATTACAGCTCCAGAAAAAGTTTTATCTCCAGTTATTGTTTGCGAAGTTCCAAGTGTGGCATAAGAACCGTATCCTCCAATAGCAATTACGTTAGTTGCTGTACCACCGGCACCGCTAGTCCCTTTACCGTAATAAAGAGTATTGTCGGCTTCATTAAAAGCTAACTCTGCATTTTCCAGACTATCCGGCGCACCTGCGGCACCAGATCCCGATCTTCTTCTAATTCTTAGAATGTTAGCCATTTAAAAATTTCCTCCATCGACTAGATTGCTTTCTGCATAATTGATCCACTGCGAGCCGTTATAGCGCAAAACTTGACCACTAGCAACTGAGCTTATAGTAACATCGGTGAGACCATTTAGTACCGATTGTTCGGCGATTTGTCTTTCTGCTTCGAAAATCCTTGCGCCAACTGTAGAAAAAGTACTACTAGGATTAACTCCTAGTTCTGCTTCTATTGCTTCTACTGCATCGTTTAGATTAGAATGCTGAGTATGATGAGGTACGGTGACAGAGTTCAACATATCAGTAGAGCTTGGGTTCGTGAAATTGTCTAAAGATGCTGGGTATTGTATCGGCACGTATATCTCCTATAAAGACATTATTTTAGTTAAAGTGTTGCTCCAATTTATAGTAATTGGTACTTGTTCATTAGTGAGTGTATATGGCAGACCAATTCCTGTATCTATGTAAAAAACTAATCTAGAGGATGAATCTGTTGAGCCTACTTGGTACAAAACCACAGCTTCAAATGGACCACTAGAATAAGAATCTACGGTGATATCTGCAGCATCTATTACCCCAAGCGTGTTTGTTATATTAGAAATATTACCAGTCCTATAGGCTATAGCACTGACATTAATATTAGAAACGAACTCATCAGAATTTTGAGAAGGAGTATATAAAGAGCTTTTAATAAAAAGAAGTTTATAATTATTTGCTGAAAAGTTAATTTGCCCATTAAACAAAGCCTGTTTAGCTTTTCCATAAATAAAATTAGCCATTTAAACGCCAATTTCTTTAGATATTATAATTCTATATTTATATCCAGTTTCGAAGTATTCTTTACCAGAAACAAAGAAAGAAGGCGTAACATCTTGAGATGGAAAGTCTAAGTATACTTCAGGCTTCCAAGAATGCATAAGTACTTGTGTCGATACATTCTCCCACCTTGATGGTTGTCTTTGCACTTTTTTCTTTTGTACCTTAAAATAAGTATTGTTTAGAAAGTTTGAAGCTGGTCTCTCGCTAAAAACTATTTTTATTCTTCCATCAGAATAATCATTATCTAAATAAAAATCTCCATTAACTGGATCAGTGGATTTTATATAAAAATTAGGATTCTTTGCTATTATCTGATATGAACTAAATGCATCAACTCTAATTGATTTATCTTCAATTAAAGTCTCTACTAACGTTGGTTCATTAACGCTATTGAATGTATTTGTTCCATTCGAGTTCGGAGTAGCGCCACCAACAAGTGTAGTAAACACTATTTGTTCTTCTGCTATTGGTTCATTTGCTGCATCAAAGAAATTAATTAATCTGATACTGTATTCAGTGCCAGGCTCTAATTGCACATTCCAAAGAAGCTTTAATGTTCTAGAAATTGAGTTAAAATCTGCTAATGTATCAATAGTTTTAAACGGTGCATTTAAAACAGTTGGTGTTGCAGAAGTTGTTTGAACAATAATATTTTCTTTTTTAATAGAAGATATCTTTATAGTTCTTCCAAATTTAATAGAAACAGTACCAAGACCAACAGCGGCGTTTTGTATCAAATTTAAAGCCACTTTATTCTCCCGTCTTCAGGCATGTTCTTATAGTAACAGTATCATAATAAAAAAAGTAGTACAAAAAAGAAGGGAGTGGCTTGACGCCACTCCCAACTCTTCCACAGTGTTGCCACTGTATATTACGGATAGTTTTTTCGTAACTACAACGATATCTATCCTAAGGTTTTTATTATGCCATCTCGTTTGTGACTTGTACTTCGTAGTTACGGGCAAGTCTAACGTTCTTAGCAACAGTGATACCCTCACCGTCACCAAGCATTACGATGTCATAACGCTCTTTCATCTTCATTTGACGGATGTCGCGTGAAGGATCATCGAACTGATCGGTGCTCATGTCGTCTTTTACAAGAAGTGTTCCAACTTCATTACGGTCGATCAAGAAGAGGTCAGACATTGCTGGCGTTCCACCTGATTTTGCGGTGAAGCTAACGAAAGGAGAAACGATAACATTCAGACCCATAGGAGCGGTGTTGTTAAGAGCACCTGCTGCTGAATCTGGACGGTATCCCCAACTCGTGTTAACTGCAGCTGCCGAACCACCGGTGTGGAAGATAGCGTCCTTAAGGAACACTGACCACATAAGTGGGTGCAAGATGAAGTCTGTTGGAACATGATTTTCGGCCATAAGAACAGCTGCCATGTCGATAATATCATCCCATGTAATGGTCTTGTTGGCTGCGCCATCAATTCCACGACCGGTTGTATCGGCATATGAAGCATGCTCATTGTCAAAAACAATGCTTGCTGCATCCTTGAATCTGCTCAACGCAATTTGCTCTTTCAAACGAGCCATTGCGCGACCAGCTGCACGGACATGCAGGCCAACGATATCCCAAAGTGAATCTGAGATGACTTCCTCTGTGAAAGCCAACTTGACACCCTTCTTGGATACTTTACCTTCTACTTGCTTCGCAAAAGCGAGAGCTTGTTCTGGATATTCTTGTCCTTCTGGGATCTCTGCTGCCTGGATTGCGTTAACTGCTGGGAACTCCAAGGAGCGTCCCTTACCTAGGCGTACAGTCGAAAGCAGTGGCGTTACCAACAATTGTGGCTCTGCTGCTTCTTTCAATGTACGTGAGATAACCTTAGGAAAGAGGGCTGCTGCATCTGGTGATGCAAAAGCTTCTCTAATAGTTACTCTATTATCTCTATCGAGATAACCGTCCTCAGTTAATGCTGTTTCCCAAGCTGGGAGACCCGAGAGGAGCTCTTGGATTGATTTACTCATCTTAGGATTATTCCTCCTGTTAGTGTTTTCTTTTGTTTATTATTACAGTGTAAGATTGACACGGAATGCGCCAAGTACATTTGTTACATCCAGGTTTGAGCGGATGCCCAGTTTGCCCTGATAGGTGCCTGCCTTAGTGACCTCAAATACGGTCTTAAGAGCACCAGGATCCGATGGCAATTGCATGTAGGAAAGCAGACCATCATCAAAGTTGGTTGCAAACTTTTCTACTTCAATAACCTTACCCACCTGGAGGTAAGGATTTGTACCGCACAGTGCCGTGGTTAACGTTACTGGGCGACCCATGTGGTCAGCTCTAATCAAAGAACCTACTTCCACATTTGAGTTGATTCCACCGATAATTGGATACTCTACATAGCCGTGGGTAATGAAACCTGCGCCCTGTGAAGTGCCCTTATCAAATGGTCTGTAGAGATCGTACTGAGCAACACCGACTGGTGTTGACAGTGTCGCTACAGTGACTGCTGTATCTACTGAACCACTGCTATATGCAGGCGTTGCAGCGTTTGTTGGATCCCAGCTTGCAATGGTATCGCCCCATGTTTGGTCAGCGGCACTACCGTTAGCTGGTACGAATCTTGCATCACCATTTGCATCAGCGACAACCGAAAGAATAGTTCCCTTAGGAATTACGATTTCAAAGCGATCATCTTCTGAGTCAAGGTACCACGTTGGCAAAGCAACGTGTGGAAGGATGTAGGCTGCTGGTGCAATACCCTCAGAAACTACGAATCTTCCTGATCCGGTTTTAGCATATACTTTACGAAATTTAGCTAATGACATTTTTATTCTCCTTGTTTAATTAAAGTTTACGACGGCCCATAAAGGCATCAACGAAAAGTTGTTCTGCAAGATCGACTTCTGGGATTTCTACTTTTGCTGTCTCTTTTTCAAGAGAGAGAACATTAGCTTCTTCCTTCGAGCCTTCTGCTTCACTTGTAATCTCTGGTACTTGATTGCTAGAAATTTTCTTAGCTGGCATTTTTGCAATATCTCTTAAAGAGTCAGCGAGCGATGCTGCTGTTCTTTGTGAATGATCTTTTATCAGTTCATCTCTATTTTCAATTGCTTCAACGCCGGCTGCAATCTTTGCATCGACTACTCTTTCCGACAATACCCTATGAAGTGCCGACTTAAGGTTTTTGTTTTCTTCTTCAAGAAGAGCTACCTTTGCTAAAAGATCATCATTTTGCTCAACGGCATCGACTGTTGTTTCGTCTTTGAGCTCTTGATCTTCTATTGGTTGAACTTCTTCTTCCTGAGTTACATCAGGATTTTCTGTTGATTCTTCAGCTTTTTCGGACTTAGCTTCTTCTTGCACATCCGACTTATCTGCGTCTTCAACTGAAATCTCTTTAGACTCTTCTGCATCAGCTACAACCTCTGGGGTTGCAACAGTGTCTTCTGAATCAGCTTCTACTACTTCTTGCTCAACAGCAGCTTCTTCCTTGTTTAAGGCGTCAGCGGCTATCGACGACAAATCATCGCTGAGCTCATTAGCTACGGCCAAGATGTCTTCTTCTTCTTTAAGAACGGTCATTTCAGAATTCTCCTCATTGTTCTTTGAGTCCTGCCTAGATGATAGTAATGCACTATCATTAATAATGTAATTATCGCTCTCTTGAACAGACATAGCTGACAAGAAAGCGCCCTTCAACTGAAGGTACACAGGTCTCGATTCTTTCTTTTTCATGCCAGTAAAAAGCGACTTGCTTTCACTGACCGAATACACTTCTTCCTCATCCATACTTAGGATAAAGGCAGAACTTCTAGCTACCCAGTCTGAGTCGTTAACTTTAACATCACCACTAGATGGGGCCTTACTTCTAACGCTAGATCTTTGGTCTGCTGGCTGATTGACAAAAGAGTATTCTTTAAACGACAGCTCTTGCATTTCTATGTAGGCAACTTTACCCTTATAGACTTGACCTCTTTTATACTTAGACATCTTTGGTCTTCCGCTTGCGTCTTCTTTAGCAAGGTCTTCACCGCTAATGCTGCAAATAGCTTTTCCGGCTCTTCCGCCTACTGAGCCAGTTAGATACCTTTTGTCCATGACTTTCTGAGCAGCTACTGGATCTGTGATAGCTATTTGCAAACGTACGAACTTAGAGCCATCTGCTTCTTGGTCCATCTTTGCAGCCATTACTCTGCCGATAGGCTCAGTGTTAAGGTCGTGATTTAAAATAATAGGCTTAGGGTATGGTTCAACCCATGACTGTAAAGCTTTGTCTAATTCTTCTGCTGAGTAATTATTGTAATTACCAGTTAGTCCGTTCGTGGATTGCGGCTACTTCAATTATTAGACCATGGGTCAATGAATTTGATTCTGAAAAATTAAAGTCTTCCTTTTTCATTTCAGGAAGCTCTATAGTGAAACTTTCTTTAAAATCAAATGCCATTGTTATCTCCGTTTATTTTAATATCTTAACTTATAGTAATATATTTTACATGATTAAACACATTTATGCAAATATATTCAACTGTTTATACTGATTGATAGGCTACTTGCTGCCTACTGTCTCCCTTTTCTAAGAATTCCTGCATTTGGCCTTGACCCATAATGTGTGGAGTATATATATAAGACGCAGAAAAAAGGTTATAATTTTTTTCTGCGCAGTTTTTACTCCAACCTAGATCTTCGCCTTGTGCGTGAAATTCATAGTTTATATTTTTATACACATCCTTCGACATCATCTTAGCTGCCATTATAACATCTGATTGGAAGTAAGACCCTAACGGATAAGAAATATTTCTATGAGCCTTTTCATAGTTAGTACCATTAACCCATGACATCACACTAGGAAAGTCAATTCCAAATGGTGTCATAAACATCAACGTATTAACTGCGTCAGCGCCCATAGAAATATGACTTAATAATAATTCTATTGTGTTTGGATTAGTAAGTAAAACATCTGAGTCAAGACTAAAATATGCATCGGCGTTTGCGTCTCTTACTTTTTCTAAAATAGAATTACGCATTGAAACCATATTAGTATATTTAGCATAAGACCATTGACGGGTCCCTTCTTTGTGTGAGAAATGAGCTAAATCATCTCTTACTTCTAAATCAAATATTTTTACTTCCGGATGATGCTTCTTCCAAGCAGATAATACTCCTATAGTTTCATCATCATCAGTTCCCAGTTCAAAAACAAAACCAATATCAGATAAGTTGACAGACTGGTTTTCAATGAAGTACAACCAAGCTGGCAAAATCCAATCTCGTTTATAAATTGGGCATCCTATAATTATCATCAAACACAATCTTTCATCTTAAAGTTTTTTAATTCCAAACACTTTTATTAATTGTTTTTAGTACTTTGGCTTCTTCTTCTTTTTAGCAATTGCTGCTTGAAGAAATGGTGGCAGCTTCTTCTGCGCTGGCGTCATGCCGTCCGTTTTTGCTGCAGCTTTTTTAGCTGCTGGTGCTGCTTTTTTTGCCATTTTCTTTGATACTTTCTTCATTGCCATATTTTTGTCTACTTCTTTCTTTTGTTGATTTTTCCTAGCGT